ATGGCACTGAATATTCCATTCAGAAATGCGTACTATCGTTTTGCATCCAGTTACTCATTTCTCTTTTTTATTTCCTGGTCGCTGTGGTGGTCGTTATACGCTATTTGGCTGAAAGGACATCTAGGGTTGACAGGGACGGAATTAGGTACACTTTATTCGGTCAACCAGTTTACCAGCATTCTATTTATGATGTTCTACGGCATCGTTCAGGATAAACTCGGTCTGAAGAAACCGCTCATCTGGTGTATGAGTTTCATCCTGGTCTTGACCGGACCGTTTATGATTTACGTTTATGAACCGTTACTGCAAAGCAATTTTTCTGTAGGTCTAATTCTGGGGGCGCTCTTTTTTGGCCTGGGGTATCTGGCGGGATGCGGTTTGCTTGACAGCTTCACCGAAAAAATGGCGCGAAATTTTCATTTCGAATATGGAACAGCGCGCGCCTGGGGATCTTTTGGCTATGCTATTGGCGCGTTCTTTGCCGGCATATTTTTTAGTATCAGTCCCCATATCAACTTCTGGTTGGTCTCGCTATTTGGCGCTGTATTTATGATGATCAACATGTGTTTTAAAGATAAGGATCACCAGTGCGTAGCGGCGGATGCGGGAGGGGTAAAAAAAGAGGATTTTATCGCAGTTTTCAAGGATCGAAACTTCTGGGTTTTCGTCATATTTATTGTGGGGACGTGGTCTTTCTATAACATTTTTGATCAACAACTTTTTCCTGTCTTTTATGCAGGTTTATTCGAATCACACGATGTAGGAACGCGCCTGTATGGTTATCTCAACTCATTCCAGGTGGTACTCGAAGCGCTATGCATGGCGATTATTCCTTTCTTTGTGAATCGGGTAGGGCCAAAAAATGCATTACTTATCGGTGTTGTGATTATGGCGTTGCGTATCCTTTCCTGCGCGCTGTTCGTTAACCCCTGGATTATTTCATTAGTGAAGCTGTTACATGCTATTGAGGTTCCACTTTGTGTCATATCCGTCTTCAAATACAGCGTGGCAAATTTTGATAAGCGCCTGTCGTCGACGATCTTTCTGATTGGTTTTCAAATTGCCAGTTCGCTTGGGATTGTGCTGCTTTCAACGCCGACTGGGATACTCTTTGACCACGCAGGCTACCAGACAGTTTTCTTCGCAATTTCGGGTATTGTCTGCCTGATGTTGCTATTTGGCATTTTCTTCTTGAGTAAAAAACGCGAGCAAATAGTTATGGAAACGCCTGTACCTTCAGCAATATAGACGTAAACTTTTCCGGTTGTTGTCGATATCTCCCTATCCCTCAACCGGAAAATAATAATACTAAAGTGCTTAGCCCTGCTAATAATCACCTAATCCAAACGCCTCATTCATGTTCTGGTACAGTCGCTCAAATGTACTTCAGATGCGCGGTTCGCTGATTTCCAGGACATTGTCGTCATTCAGCGACCTGTCCCGTGTATCACGGTCCTGCGAATTCATCAAGGAATGCATTGCGGAGTGAAGTATCGAGTCACGCCATATTTCGCTATCAGGATTCTGTGTGATGGTTACATCGCCCGGCCCAGGGCTGTTTAGTCATCAGCGCTTTCTGACAGTGCTGAGATTTCAACCTGTTGCAGTAAAAATGAGTAGATATAAGGCAAGTGTGCTGCCAAACCTATCTTTTACGGGGTGAAGGTAGATTTCGTTTGAAGGGTATCTGGTGTCCCCTGCAGGCATCTACTTGGCGCGGCAGGGGATTGATTGGAATGGTATTTTTTAGATGTGAAAAATATTTTACCCGCTATTTTACCCATTGGCGCGGCTTAAGAGCTTATTTTTGAATTCACAATGGTCACGATATAACCATCTTGCTCGTCCGTGGATAACTTTGGCTTTAGGCAGGTCGCCGGACTTAATCCGGTCATAGATGAAGGTCTTACCGAAGCCAGTATCAGCCATGATGAATTTCAAATCAACCAGTGAATCAGGCTGTAGTTCGTGTTGCATGAGTGCTATCTCCGGATAGGGAATCTAACCTGCAAATCAGGCAATAAAAAACCGCCATCAGGCGGATTGGTGTTCTTTCAGTTCTTCAATTCGAATATTGGTTACGTCTGCATGCGCTATCTGCGCCCATATCATCCAGTGGTTATAGCAGTCGTTGATGTTCTCTGCTTCGATAACCCTGTTGAATGGCTCTCATTCCATTCACCTGTGACTCGGAAGTGCATTTATCATCTCCATAAAACAAAACTCGCCGTAGCGAGTTCAGATATAATTTCCACCAAAGGCAGTAGTTGCTTGATGCTAAGAATTATTCAATATCTATTCCTGTAATATCTTTTATCTTTTTCCTTGCAAAGCCTTTTGCTAGTGATTTTGAAACACTCATAAGTGTACTAATTCCCTCATCCTTAAAGTTTGTTTTTATAGCTTGCCAGACATCCTTTTGACGTAAGTCAGCAATAAAATCATGCCCTCTTGCTGTCAACCTCAGTGGTACTTCGATCCAACTATATCCAACACCTTCCCCTAACGCTTTGGACATTATATGACCGAACCCAGGTTTTCCATCAACCCTGACTATTAATTCGTAGTCACATAATAATCGCATATGGAAAATAAAATCTTGGTCATATCTATTAAAGCCATTATCCTCTAGTTCACTAAGCATCGTGTCAGGGCCACGAGTTTTTTCGAATGCGATAAGTAGATCTTTTAGATATTGCTGGTCTAATTTCATTGCCGCCTCCGTGACATGTCACAGAGATTTATATCATTAATTTTGTTTCGTGCCAGCCTTTGGTCACCCAGCATTGTGAGTCACCATTACACGGGCATGAATTAACAGGAACTCTCTCGCCGCACTTACCGCAACGTTTTCTGCTGATCGATTTTATACGCCAGCGCACACGTGCATCATCCTGGCGGCTCAGTAACGCGATGTACTCACCAAACTCGCAAGGCGTACGCCTGAAACGACGCGTGGCACAGTTACGCTCCAGCATTTCAATTTCCTGAGCATCAAGTACAAGCTCCAGCTTACGCATACCGGATGATGCTTGCTTGGCTCTCTGATCGGCTTTGTGCTCTGTTGCTGATTTAGCCATTCTGCTTTTCCTGCATCAGGAGAAAGACAATCATGGCGGCGCGGATACTTCCGGTATCTTTTTACGCGATATTCTCCTTCAATGGCACATACAAGAAGAGAGCCATCAACAGGAGTGATTGAGGAATCGACAACCAGCAACGCTTAATTATCTATAGTGTCGTATTTGCTTCATAAAATATGGCGAATAACACAAAGCCCGCAGCAGCTCATTGTGCGGGCTTTTCTTATACCTACTTCCTAGAGATAATTCTATGGAGGCATTAAATCAATACTGTCATTGGTAATATCATATTATCTAAAAGTCTTTCCACTTTTAACATCTAGGTATATTCTGTTCGACAACGTCATTCCTCCGCAATATGTGAAATAGATGTTTTCACCCTTATTGCTTGATGCCATCCACCCTCCGATTTCCTTAAAATCGCTTTCCGTGCAGACCCCTTCATTTATTAACTTCCTAGCTGCCGAAGAAAACTCTTTTTTGTATATACGGTAGTCATCAGATCCTTTGATTAAAGTATCATCTCCGCTCGCATTTTCAGCAGGATCTGATGGCCTTTCACTGCTAAGATCACTAAGTTTAACCCATTCTGAAAACTTGCCATTAACGATTCCATTTTTTCTTGTGCAGGATTTATTACCTTCTTTAATATATTCGCTTTCCCCTCCAACACATGAGGCTGAATATGGCTCAGTTATACGAACCCATTCACCTTTTTTTTCTAGAAAATCTACGCCTTCCCTGAAAAATAGTTTCCCAGCCACTCCACATTTACTTGAAGGGCAGGTATGTCTTTCCGTTCGATCAACAACAACCCATAGTTTTGATTCATTTTTTGCCATTGCCGATGGTATTTGAGATGAGACAATTAACGTAAGCCCTAAAATTAGTATTGATTTTTTCATTGTAATTTCCTTTTACTTTTTACAAAGCGTTTAATCATGGCTGATTATCTCTAAGCGTAGTAACAGCCTTGTGCGAAACATGTTACCAAATCGCCATTTCAGTGTATCCGCAGTTAGGCTGCCACTTCAAGGATTCCTAATTACATGGTACGTAAGCGTAAAATCCCGTTGGTTGGCGGGTAATAACTCTGATCAAATCTCCCTTGTCTTTTGCTCTTACGTATGCAGCTCTTGTGTATTCAACCCAGGCCTCCAGTTCAGCAATACGCTTACTTCCATCCGAGATAACACCTTCTACTCACGCTGCTCGTTGAGTTTTGATTTTTGCTGTCTCCAGCTCAACACGCAGTTTCCCCACCGTTAGCGCAATATCCTCGTTCTCCTGGTCGCGGCGTTTGATGTATTGCTGGTTTCTTTCCCGTTCATCCAGCAGTGTCAGCACAATCGATGGTGTTACCAGCTCATGGAAAAGGTCCGCGTCAAATCCCCAGTTGTCATGCATTGCCTGCTCTGCCGCTTCACGCAGTGCCTGAGAGTGAATTACGCTCACTTCGAACCTCTCTGTTTACTGATAAGCTCCAGATCTTCCTGGCAACTTGCACAAGTCCGACAACCCTGAACGGCCAGGCGTCTTCGCTTATCTATGGGATCGCCACACTCACAACAATGAGTGGCAGATATAGCCTGGTGGTTCAGGCGGCGCATTTTTATTGCTGTGTTGCGCTGTAATTCTTCAATTTCTGATGCTGAATCAATGAGGTCTGCCATCTTCCATTAATCCCTGAATTGTTGGTTAATACGCTTGAGGGTGAATGCGAATAATAAAAAAGGAGCCTGTAGCTCCCTGATGATTTTGCTTTTCATGTTCACCGTTCCTTAAAGACGCCGTTTAACATACCGATTGCCAGACTTAAGTGAGTCGGTGTGAATCCCATCAGCGTTACCGTTTCGCGGTGCTTCTTCAGTACGCTACGGCAAATGTCATCGACGTTTTTATCCGGAAACTGCTGTCTGGCTTTTTTGATTTCAGAATTAGCCTGACGGGCAATACTGCGAAGGGCGTTTTCTTGCTGAGGTGTCATTGAACAAGTCCCATGTCGGCAAGCATAAGCACACAGAATATGAAGCCCGCTGCCAGAAAAATGCATTCAGTGGTTGTCATACCTGGTCTCTCTCATCTGCTTCTGCTTTCGCCACCATCATTTCCAGCTTTTGTGAAAGGGATGCGGCTAACGTATGAAATTCTTCGTCTGTTTCTGCTGGTATTGGCACAAACCTGACTCCAATTTGAGCAAGGCTATGTGCCATCTCAATGCTCGTTCTTAACTCAACAGGAGATGCTTTGTGCATACAGCCCCTCGTTTATTATTTATCTCCTCAGCCAGCCGCTGGGCTTTCAGTGGATTTTGGATAACAGAAAGGCCGGGAAATACCCAGCCTCGCTTTGTAACGGAGTAGACGAAAGTGATCGCACCTACCCGGATATTATCGTGAGGATGCTTCATCGCCATTGCTCCCCAAATACAAAACCAATTTCAGCCAGTGCCTCGTCCATTTTTTCGATGAACTCCGGCACCATCTCGTCAAAACTCGCCATGTACTTTTCATCCCGCTCAACCACGACAAAATGCAGGCCTTCACGCTTCATACGCGGGTCATAGTTGGCAAAGTACCAGGCATCTTTTCGCGTCACCCACATGCTGTACTGCACCTGGGCCATGTAAGCCGACTTTATGGCCTCGAAACCACCGAGCCGGAACTTCATGAAATCCCTGGAGGTAAACGGGCATTTCAGCTCAAGGCCATTGCCGTCACTGCATAAACCATCGGGAGAGCAGGCTGTGCGCATACTTTCGTCGCGATAGATGATCGGGGATTCAGTAACATTCACGCCGGAAGTGAATTCAAACAGGGTTCTGGCGTCGTTCTCGTACTGTTTTCCCCAGGCCAGCGCCTTAGCATTAACTTCCGGAGCCACACCGGTGCAAACCTCAGCCAGCAGGGTGTGGAAGTAGGACATTTTCATGTCAGGCCACTTCTTTCCTGAGCGGGGCTTTGCTATCACGTTGTGAACTTCTGAAGCGGTGATGACGCCGAGCCGTAATTTGTGCCACGCATCATCCCCCTGTTCGACAGCTCTCACGTCGATCCCGGTACGCTGCAGGATAATGTCCGGTGTCATGCAGCCACCTTCTGCTCAGAGGCTTTCTGTTTCAGGAATCCAAGAGCTTTCACTGCTTCGGCCTGTGTCAGTTCTGACGATGCGCGAATGTCGCGGCGAAATATCTGGGAACAGAGCGGCAATAAGTCGTCATCCCATGTTTTGTCCAGGGCAATCAGCAGAGTGTTAATCTCCTGCATGGTTTCATCGTTAACCGGAGTGATGTCGCGTTCCGGCTGAGGTTCTGCAGTGTATGCGGTATTTTCGACAATGCGCTCGGCTTCATCCTTGTCATAGATACCCGCAAATCCGAAGGCCAGACGGGCACACTGAATCATGGCTTTATGACGTAACATCCGTTTGGGATGCGACTGCCACGGCCCCGTGATTTCTCTGCCTTCGCGGGTTTTGAATGGTTCGCGGCGGCATTCATCCATCCACTCGGTAACGCAGATCGGATGATTACGGTCCTTGCGGTAAATCCGGCATGTGCAGGATTCATTGTCCTGCTCAAAGTCCATGCCATCAAACTGCTGGTTTTCATTGATGATGCGGGACCAGCCATCAACGCCCACCACCGGAACGATGCCGTTCTGCTTATCAGGGAAGGCGTAAATTTCTTTCGTCCACGGATTAAGACCGTACTGGTTGGCGACGATCAACAATGCGATGAACTGCGCATCGCTGGCATCACCTTTAAATGCCGTCTGGCGAAGAGTGGTGATCAGTTCCTGTGGGTCGACAGAATCCATGCCGACACGTTCAGCCAGCTTCCCAGCCAGCGTTGCGAGTGCTGTACTCATCCGTTTTATACCTCTGAATCAATATCAACCTGGTGGTGAGCAATGGTTTCAACCATGTACCGGATGTGTTTTGCCATGCGTTCCTGAAACTCAACATCGTCATCAAACGCACGGGTAATGGCTTTTTTGCTGGCCCCGTGGCGTTGCAAATGATCGATGCATAGCGATTCAAACAGGTGCTGGGGCAGGCCTTTTTCCATGTCGTCTGCCAGTTCTGCCTCTTTCTCTTCACGGGCGATCTGCTGGTAGTGACGCGTCCAGCTCTGAGCCTCAAGACGATCCTGAATGTAATAAGCGTTCATGGCTGAACTCCTGAAATAGCTGTGAAAATATCGCCCGCGAAATGCCGGGCTGATTAGGAAAACAGGAAAGGGGGTTAGTGAATGCTTTTGCTTGATCTCAGTTTCAGTATTAATATCCATTTTTTATAAGCGTCGACGGCCTCACGAAACATCTTTTCATCGCCAATAAAAGTGGCGATAGTGAATTTAGTCTGGATAGCCATAAGTGTTTGATCCATTTTTTGGGACTCCTGGCTGATTAAGTATGTCGATAAGGCGTTTCCATCCGTCACGTAATTTACGGGTGATTCGTTCAAGTAAAGATTCGGAAGGGCAGCCAGCAACAGGCCACCCTGCAATGGCATATTGCATGGTGTGCTCCTTATTTATACATAACGAAAAACGCCTCGAGTGAAGCGTTATTGGTATGCGGTAACGCCGCGCTCAGGCGGCTTTGATAGTCATATCATCTGAATCAAATATTCCTGATGTATCGATATCGGTAATTCTTATTCCTTCGCTACCATCCATTGGAGGCCATCCTTCCTGACCATTTCCATCATTCCAGTCGAACTCACACACAACACCATATGCATTTAAGTCGCTTGAAATTGCTATAAGCAGAGCATGTTGCGCCAGCATGATTAATACAGCATTTAATACAGAGCCGTGTTTATTGAGTCGGTATTCAGAGTCTGACCAGAAATTATTAATCTGGTGAAGTTTTTCCTCTGTCATTACGTCATGGTCGATTTCAATTTCTATTGATGCTTTCCAGTCGTAATCAATGATGTATTTTTTGATGTTTGACATCTATTCATATCCTCATAGATAAAAAATCGCCCTCACACTGGAGGGCAAAGAAGATTTCCAATAATCAGAACAAGTCGGCTCCTGTTTAGTTACGAGCGACATTGCTCCGTGTATTCACTCGTTGGAATGAATACACAGTGCAGTGTTTATTCTGTTATTTATGCCAAAAATAAAGGCCACTATCAGGCAGCTTTGTTGTTCTGTTAACCAAGTTCTCTGGCAATCATTGCCGTCGTTCGTATTGCCCATTTATCGACATATTTCCCATCTTCCATTACAGGAAACATTTCTTCAGGCTTAACCATGCATTCCGATTGCAGCTTGCATCCATTGCATCGCTTGAATTGTCCACACCATTGATTTTTATCAATAGTCGTAGTCATACGGATAGTCCTGGTATTGTTCCATCACATCCTGAGGATGCTCTTCGAACTCTTCAAATTCTTCTTCCATATATCACCTCAAATAAGTTGTTTGCTGCGAAAGTAAATACGCTTAAGTTACCTGTTATTTATCCCACCAAGTTCCGTATCTATCTATCCAGTTACACCAATCATCGACACTCCATTTTGTTGTGTCGCATTTTGGCAACTGGCATGAATATCTACCTTCTTTGTAAAGTCGGCGTTTGACTTTCTTGAGCATGGCTCACCTCAATCGTAATAAGCTGGAATTGATTTTCCGCGTTGCTTCTGGCGGCCTGAGCAAGTCACACCCATTTCACAGCGTGGCTTGCTGTACCATGTGCGCTGATTCTTGCGCTCAATACGTTGCAGGTTGCTTTCAATCTGTTCGTGGTATTCAGCCAGCACCGTAAGGTCTATCGGATTCAGTGCGCTTTCTACTCGTGATTTCGGTTTGCGATTCAGCGAGAGAATAGGGCGGTTAACTGGTTTTGCGCTTACCCCAACCAACAGGGGATTTGCTGCTTTCCATTGAGCCTGTTTCTCTGCGCGACGTTCGCGGCGGCGTGCTTGTGCATCCATCTGGATTCTCCTGTCAGTTAGCTTTGAGTAACGCGCCGTGATGCTTATCTCCACGGTTGCTGTCTTGCAGCTGCATTTCGCGCTACTCAAAGCCTTCTGCTTTGAATGCTGCCCTTCTTCAGGGCTAAATTTTTAAGAGCCTCACCTTCAATGGTGGTCAGTGCGTCCTGCTGATGGCTAAATAGTACGATTTGTACTTTATCGAGTCAATACAAAATGTTCTAAATATAATTAGTTTTTTATAACGCTTTGTATTTAATGGGTTTATATTTTGGAAAAAGAAAACCCGGCGCTGAGGCCGGGTTTGGAGTGCATCACTCTGGTTCGCTGGGGAATATATTTATCAATTGCCCTGTTGAAATGTGCCCATTTTCTACAACCTCTAGGTATGAAATTTCAACAGTTGATTCTTTGGCTACAGCATTCAAAAACTCAAGAAGCTCATCAGTAGATGTTATGTCGGCTGAGGTTTTTATGGTGAAAGATTCACCATTTGAAACCCTTATGACGTCAATATTTATGTCCTGATTTGTTTCTCCCGAGCGACGAACGCCCGTGACATAAAAGTTATCTCTTCTAGTTTCCTTTTTTCGATCAATTGATTGTCTTTGGTTTAAGGTATTCAACTGTTCTCTATTTACCACTCTCTGACCAATTGTTACCCTCTCAACTGACGAGTCTTGAGCAAGCTTTTTAAGCAACTTGCTTTTACCATCCTCGCCGTGAGCCAGAACCTCTCTGCTAATGTTTGTTTGACCGCTAATCAACAACTTGAGCACATTGTCTTGTGCTTCGTTTACCGCTTTGGTGCTTTTTTCCACCAATTGCACCTGAGAATCTTGGTCATGTCGCTGTGTTTCGTAGTACTCATTGATCCACTTATAGCCTACCGTGCTGGCAGCTAAGACGATAGCGGCGACGGCGCATAGTGCTTGCCTTCCTGTCATTTTGCCTATCGCTTGAGTAAACACTGTCACCACTCCGTTTACAATCGGATCTGAGTCACCATCCGCTTGGCTTGAGCCTTCGCTTATTCGGTAGACAATATCCAGCAAACCTTTCTCTGCATCTTTTAGCTTCTGCCGATTATGAGTGCTGTGACTGACTACCGTAAATGCTTTTTGTATTTCATGCGTAAGCTCTGCCATACCAAAAAGCATTGACGCAGTCAATGAAGAATTATATCTATTTGGATCGCCTTTTACATTAATATTGATCTTTGGCCATCCACTGAAAACTACGTTAGGGAATGTGAAGTCGCTTGAGTCGATATCCTTCCTTCCGAGCATTTCTGTTACAAAAGATACAAAGTCGTCTTCTGACTTGATAACATATTGCGCAGGTTGATCAATCGCTGACATTCTTAATCCTTAACATCCATTCCTATCACCCAAACGTCTCTTCTGGCCACTGGCTGGCGATAACTTTCCCTACAACGGAACAGCTATCATTGCATGGGATCATTGGATATTGCGGGTTTAGTGGTTGTAGGAACACCTGACCGCTATCCCTGATCAGTTTCTTGAAGGTAAACTCGTCACCACCAAGTCTGGCTATGCAGAAATCACCTGGCTCAACAGCCTGCTCAGGGTCAACGAGAATTAACATCCCGTCAGGAAAGCTTGGCTTGGATCCTGTTGGTGCGGTCATGGAATTACCTTCAACTTCAAGCCAAAACGCACAATCACTGGCTTTTTTGGTTGTGCTGACCCATCTCTCCGCATCACCTTTGGTAAAGGTTCTAAGCTCAGGCGAGAACATCCCGGCCTGAACATGAGAAAAAACAGGGTACTCATATTGTTTTTTAACGGGGGCAGATGAGTATTCGCCAACAGGTGAAAATGTACCGTCGTGGTTGAATGAGACGTTATCAATACCAAGGTATTTAAACACCACACCAATCTCGTCAAGAGATGGATGACGAGATCCGCGCAACCAGTGACCAATTCCACCCTGCGTCATACCAAGCTCTTCAGCCAACTTCTCTTGAGTTATGCCGAGCTCTTTCATTCTGGATCTAGCCAGTTCATACCATTTCATTTTCATATCCTTATTATTACGCTCTGTACTAAAACCATCCATGCACAATATGTATTTTTTGTTTGTATTCCAAAAGTACATATCGTATTATTGTCTCATGGTTACTATGGAGGGCATATGAGCAACCTACGAAAATATCGAGAGTCACTGAATATCTCTCAAACAACACTTGCTAAGGCGGTTGGATGCACACAGGGAGCTATTGGGCATTGGGAATCTGGTCGTCGCTTCCCAGACCTTAAAACATGCCGCGCTCTTGTTGCATGCCTAAACAAGTTAGGCGCAAAAGTCAGTCTTGATGACGTGTTCCCTCCGGAACACAAAGCCGCTTAAGACATTCCCGCTCTTACACATTCCAGCCCTGAAAAAGGGCATCAAATTAAACCACACCTATGGTGTATGCATTTATTTGCATACATTCAATCAATTGTTATCTAAGGAAATACTTACATATGGTTCGTGCAAACAAACGCAACGAGGCTCTACGAATCGAGAGTGCGTTGCTTAACAAAATCGCAATGCTTGGAACTGAGAAGACAGCGGAAGCTGTGGGAGTTGATAAGTCGCAGATCAGCAGGTGGAAGAGAGACTGGATTCCAAAGTTCTCAATGCTGCTTGCTGTTCTTGAATGGGGGGTCGTTGACGACGACATGGCTCGATTGGCGCGACAAGTTGCTGCGATTCTCACCAATAAAAAACGCCCGGCGGCAACCGAGCGTTCTGAACAAATCCAGATGGAGTTCTGAGGTCATTACTGGATCTATCAACAGGAGTCATTATGACAAATACAGCAAAAATACTCAACTTCGGCAGAGGTAACTTTGCCGGACAGGAGCGTAATGTGGCAGATCTCGATGATGGTTACGCCAGACTATCAAATATGCTGCTTGAGGCTTATTCGGGCGCAGATCTGACCAAGCGACAGTTTAAAGTGCTGCTTGCCATTCTGCGTAAAACCTATGGGTGGAATAAACCAATGGACAGAATCACCGATTCTCAACTTAGCGAGATTACAAAGTTACCTGTCAAACGGTGCAATGAAGCCAAGTTAGAACTCGTCAGAATGAATATTATCAAGCAGCAAGGCGGCATGTTTGGACCAAATAAAAACATCTCAGAATGGTGTATCCCTCAAAACGAGGGAAAATCCCCTAAAACGAGGGATAAAACATCCCTCAAATTGGGGGATTGCTATCCCTCAAAACAGGGGGACACAAAAGACACTATTACAAAAGAAAAAAGAAAAGATTATTCGTCCGAGAATTCTGGCGAATCCTCTGACCAGCCAGAAAACGATCTTTCTGTGGTTAAACCGGATGCTGCAATTCAGAGCGGCAGCAAGTGGGGAACAGCAGAAGACCTGACCGCCGCAGAGTGGATGTTTGACATGGTGAAGACCATCGCGCCATCAGCCAGAAAACCGAATTTTGCTGGGTGGGCTAACGATATCCGCCTGATGCGTGAACGTGACGGACGTAACCACCGCGATATGTGTGTGCTTTTCCGCTGGGCCTGCCAGGACAACTTCTGGTCCGGTAACGTGCTGAGTCCGGCCAAACTCCGCGACAAGTGGACCCAGCTCGAAATCAACCGTAACAAGCAACAGGCAGGCGTGACAGCCAGCAAACCAAAACTCGACCTGACAAACACTGACTGGATTTACGGGGTGGATTTATGAAAAACATCGCCGCACAGATGGTTAACTTTGACCGTGAGCAGATGCGTCGGATCGCCAACAACATGCCGGAACAGTACGACGAAAAGCCGCAGGTACAACAGGTAGCGCAGATCATCAATGGTGTGTTCAGCCAGTTACTGGCAACTTTCCCGGCGAGCCTGGCTAACCGGGACCAGAACGAACTGAACGAAATCCGCCGCCAGTGGGTGCTGGCTTTCCGGGAAAACGGGATCACCACAATGGAACAGGTTAACGCAGGAATGCGCGTAGCCCGTCGGCAGAATCGACCATTTCTGCCATCACCCGGGCAGTTTGTTGCATGGTGCCGGGAAGAAGCATCCGTTATCGCCGGACTGCCAAACGTCAGCGAGCTGGTTGATATGGTTTACGAGTATTGCCGGAAGCGAGGCCTGTATCCGGATGCGGAGTCTTATCCGTGGAAATCAAACGCGCACTACTGGCTGGTTACCAACCTGTATCAGAACATGCGGGCCAATGCGCTTACTGATGCGGAATTACGCCGTAAGGCCGCAGATGAGCTTGTCCATATGACTGCGAGAATTAACCGTGGTGAGGCGATCCCTGAACCAGTAAAACAACTTCCTGTCATGGGCGGTAGACCTCTAAATCGTGCACAGGCTCTGGCGAAGATCGCAGAAATCAAAGCTAAGTTCGGACTGAAAGGAGCAAGTGTATGACGGGCAAAGAGGCAATTATTCATTACCTGGGGACGCATAATAGCTTCTGTGCGCCGGACGTTGCCGCGCTAACAGGCGCAACAGTAACCAGCATAAATCAGGCCGCGGCTAAAATGGCACGGGCAGGTCTTCTGGTTATCGAAGGTAAGGTCTGGCGAACGGTGTATTACCGGTTTGCTACCAGGGAAGAACGGGAAGGAAAGATGAGCACGAACCTGATTTTTAAGGAGTGTCGCCAGAGTGCCGCGATGAAACGGGTATTGGCGGTATATGGAGTTAAAAGATGACCATCTACATCACTGAGCTAATAACAGGCCTGCTGGTAATCGCAGGCCTTTTTATTTGGGGGAGAGGGAAGTCATGAAAAAACTAACCTTTGAAATTCGATCTCCAGCACATCAGCAAAACGCTATTCACGCGGTACAGCAAATTCTTCCAGACCCAACCAAACCAATCGTAGTAACCATTCAGGAACGCAACCGCAGCTTAGACCAGAATCGAAAGCTTTGGGCTTGCCTTGGTGACGTCTCTCGTCAGGTTGAATGGCATGGTCGCTGGCTGGATGCAGAAAGCTGGAAGTGTGTGTTTTCCGCAGCATTAAAGCAGCAGGATGTTGTTCCTAACCTTGCCGGGAATGGCTTTGTGGTAATAGGCCAGTCAACCAGCAGGATGCGTGTAAGCGAATTTGCGGAGCTATTAGAGCTTATACAGGCATTCGGTACAGAGCGTGGCGTTAAGTGGTCGGACGAAGCGCGACTGGCTCTCGAATGGAAAGCGCGATGGGGAGACAGGGCGGCATGAGACGACAGCGACGAAGTATCACCGACATCATCTGCGAAAACTGCAAATACCTTCCAACGAAACGCTCCAGAAATAAACGCAAGCCAATCCCAAAAGAATCTGACGTAAAAACCTTCAACTACACGGCTCACCTGTGGGATATCCGGTGGCTAAGACATCGTGCGAGGAATACAAGGTGATTGACCCAAATCGAAGTTACGAACAAGAAAGCGTCGAGCGGGCTTTAACGTGCGCTAATTGCGGTCAGAAGCTGCATGTGCTGGAAGTTCACGTGTGTGAGTACTGCTGTGCAGAGCTGATGAGCGATTCGAATAGCTCGATGCACGAGGAAGAAGATGATGGCTAAACCAGCGCGAAGACGATGTAAAAACGATGAATGTCGGGAATGGTTTTACCCTGCATTCGCTAATCAGTGGTGGTGCTCTCCAGAGTGTGGAACCAAGATAGCACTCGAACGACGAAGCAAAGAACGCGAAAAAGCGGAAAAGGCAGCAGAGAAGAAACGACGACGAGAGGAGCAGAAACAGAAAGATAAACTTAAGATTCGAAAACTCGCCTTAAAGCCCCGCAGTTACTGGATTAAACAAGCCCAACAAGCCGTAAACGCCTTCATCAGAGAAAGAGACCGCGACTTACCATGTATCTCGTGCGGAACGCTCACGTCTGCTCAGTGGGATGCCGGGCATTACCGGACAACTGCTGCGGCGCCTCAACTCCGATTTGATGAACGCAATATTCACAAGCAATGCGTGGTGTGCAACCAACATAAAAGCGGAAATCTCGTTCCGTATCGCGTCGAACTGATTAACCGCATCGGGCAGGAAGCAGTAGACGAAATCGAATCAAACCATAACCGCCATCGCTGGACTGTCGAAGAGTGCAGGGCCATCAAGGCGGAGTACCAACAGAAACTCAAAGACCTGCGAAATAGCAGAAGTGAGGCCGCATGACGTTCTCAGTAAAAATCATTCCAGATAACAAGGGAGAAGGCGCATGGGCATAAGAGAACTAAACCTCACCAAAGAGCAGCACGAGTGGCTGAATGGCTGGCTTGAACTGTGGGGAGCATGGGTTTATTCAGGTCGTCTGGAAAAGCGCATGAGCAGCGTAATAGCTAAGTTCATGGAGAGCGTAGAGCCGGGAAGAGTTATGACAAGGCCAATGTGTAATGATGATGATGGAATGTTGATTTCTCAGGTCGTCGATTCCGTCATGTACATTGACAAGAAAGCCTTTGGCATCCTCCTCAGCTACTACGCTCATGGTTCATCTAAGCGAGCAATTGCATCCTACTATCACGCGACTGCAAAGCCACGCAAGATGTGTGGACGTGGTGGCGAGGGATGGAGAAAACCTTCACTGGCAACCTGTAGAAACGAAATTGACGACATCCTGAAAGCGTCGTTATTTGTTTTGTACCAGCCAATGCAAAATGCTTTCAAAATGCGTAAACGTGTTGAGAAAGTTAAGCATGTTGCTGTTAAAAGCCTTGACATGCAATTAGCCATTTAGCCATAATTAGCAGGTAAGCTGCCGTTAATGACTCTTAAGTTGCAACGGTGGCTTTTTTATTTGGGTCAGTCGTATAAAGGTCATTACGGAAGGCTGTTAACCTTCTTATCGTGGTTCGAGTCCACGCTGTCCCGCCAAATATGCTGGTTTAGCTACCAATGGTAGAGCGGTCGCCTTGTAAGCGAATGGGTAGCGGTTCAAGTCCGTTAACCAGCACCATAACTGAGCCGTAGCCACTGGATGTCCTGAATTCATCAGTGATAGTTATGCTGCGGTCTTCTTTTTCTCCCTTCCCAATATAAGAACTACGCAATCCGTTACTGGCGGAGGCGTTGCTATGAAATCAATGGACAAAATCTCAACTGGCATTGCCTACGGAACATCCGCTGGTAGTGCGGGATACTGGTTTTTGCAGTGGTTGGATCAGGTCAGTCCATCACAGTGGGCTGCGATTGGGGTGCTTGGAAGCCTTGTGTTGGGCTTTCTCACCTATCTGACAAATCTGTACTTCAAAATCAGAGAAGACAGAAGAAAGGCTGCGAGAGGTGAATAATGCCTCCATCATTACGAAAAGCCGTTGCTGCGGCTATTGGTGGCGGGGCTATTGCTATAGCATCTGTGTTAATCACTGGCCCAAGTGGTAACGATGGTCTGGAAGGCGTCAGCTACATACCATATAAAGATATCGTTGGTGTATGGACTGTATGTTACGGGCATACCGGAAAAGACATTATGCTCGGTAAAACGTATACCGAAGCAGAATGCAAAGCCCTCCTGAATAAAGACCTTGCCACTGTCGCCAGACAAATTAACCCGTACATCAAAGTCGATATACCGGAAACAACGCGCGGCGCTCTTTACTCGTTCGTTTACAACGTTGGTGCTGGAAATTTCAGAACATCGACGCTTCTTCGCAAAATAAACCAGGGCGATATCAAAGGCGCATGTGATCAGCTACGGCGCTGGACATACGCTGGCGGTAAGCAATGGAAAGGGCTGATGACTCGCCGTGAGATTGAGCGTGAAGTCTGTTTGTGGGGGCAACAATGAGTAGAGTAACCGCGATTATCTCCGCTCTGGTTATCTGCATCATCGTCTGCCTGTCATGGGCTGTTAATCATTACCGTGATAACGCCATGACCTACAAAGAACAGCGCGATAAAGCCACATCCATCATCGCTGATATGCAGAAGCGTCAACGTGATGTAGCAGAACTCGACGCAAGATATACAAAGGAACTTGCTGATGCTAACGCGACTATCGAAAGTCTCCGTGCTGATGTTTCTGCTGGGCGTAAGCGCCTGCAAGTCGCCGCCACCTGTGCAAAGTCAACGACCGGAGCCAGCAGCATGGGCGATGGAGAAAGCCCAAGACTTACAGCAGATGCTGAACTCAATTATTACCGTCTCCGAAGTGGAATCGACAGGATAACCGCGCAGGTTAACTACTTGCAGGAATACATCAGGACGCAATGCCTTCGATGATAGCGATAATTTTACTCATCATCCTTCACATCTGGCTCTGTAGACAGGGTGGTGATCACTTCTGGAGTGAATCCAGATTAAACATCTCATTGCTGATGCTTGAAGTTGAGCATCTGGCGCGCGGTAAGGGGCTGCGTTGAGATAAGAGCCAGTTCATTACAAAGCCTATCTACGGGTGGGCTTGATAATGAAACCGGAATTTATTCTGGGCAACCAGTTACGGCAGTACAGCGAAACAACCCAAGCCAGTAAGTGGGGAAATAACACTGGCAGCCACTGAAAGATGAACCTCCAGCCTTATGGCAAAAAAGATTCTTTGTGGTGGCGGACTGATGGAAAGACATCGGTTATTGCAGAGGCTAATCCTGAGTAAAATGGTGGATCAATATTGGGCCGTTGGTGGAGATTAAGTGGACCACTTTTCATCCGTCGTTGATACGAAGAAAGACGTACTGTCGCATAACAAATCGGTGCAGGCGCACTGCCAGCAGAATGAATACTGGGCTTTGAAGTCGCGGCCTGAGTGAAGCATAAACAATAAAGCGCGGTTTTTTCATCATGAAAAAAGAAGGCCATGGGTTTATCTCGGTTGTTAACTCCATCTCAGAAGCTAAGAACTGGTTTGTGGAAAATGAAATACATAAGGAAGGCGATGTGCTAGAGCTGGTAGTTGTTAAAAGCAGCACTGAAGGTGAATCATGCACGCTTGATCTCAAGTTACAGACAGCTCAAAAATGATACGGGCTAATTGATGTATTGAATATTTCGAGCGTAAATTGATGTGACACATCAATTATTCTGGTGGATGAATTCATTATGATTTTTTCACACACCGGTATCGGAGCAAATCGATGCATCAAACTCTAGCCAACGCAACTTTTCAGGTCATTGCAGGGGATTCTCGTGGTAGTGGGTTCAGCTTTATGCGAGAAGATCTGGTCGTAACCAATTTTCATGTTGTCGCCGCCTGCTGTAACTTGCAGAATCTGCGTCAAATTAATCATGTTAACCTTCAGACTGAATCTAATGAGCATATAGAAGCTCAAATATTGTACATTGATGGTGACAACGACTTTGCGATTATGCGGTTGCAATCACCGCTTCCTGCCGGGAGAACAGTACTTCAACCATCCGTAGGATTTACTCCAACTCGAGGCAAAAAGTTAATCTTTGCCGGGTATCCGCATGGGCTGCCTCAATTGCTTACGAATGAAGGGATTATTTCCGCCCCTCTGGAAAGTGGGCGTTTTGCTCTTGATGGAATGGTTAATGGTGGAAATTCAGGCGGTCCAATTATTGACCGGGAAACGGGAGAAGCTGTAGGCATTGTTACTCAACGTCGATACATTCTGCCGCCTGATGCGCAGCAGCTCTCTAATGAAGTTGCTCAGCTTCGCGGCTATTTGGCGCAGGCAGCACAGCAAATGTCAGTGGAAGTCATGGGGGTTAACTTTGGACGAATGGCAGATATGTTCAGTCGCTCACTGCAAATGGTTAATGAAATGTTGAATCTTAATGCCAATCCTGGCATTGGGACTGGTTTCTCGTTAGAACCAATCGTAAATGCAGTTAATTCACTTCCTCAACATTGATCAAGCTGCGATTTAGTAAAAGACATAGGGCCACTGGCAAGTGCGAGTGGCTTTTCTATTGCCGTCAAATGGGTAGCATCATTGTAATGGCTTTAACTTTAGGTGCAGAATTATGGTAAAACCGGACTTGGATTCCGTTGAATAAGAATGGTGACCATAACACAGAGTCACCACAGATTATTTATCCGCGCGCTTCGCGACCAGGCTCATCTTCATTAACGCGATAACGCCAATATCGCTCAGGCTTAACCCAAACCACTTTATCACCGCTTACTTTGCGGAATTGGGTAATGACAGGTGTAGATAAAACAAGATTACCATCAGCATTTTCTTTCAGAAACTGCTCATTATCGAGTTTGACTAAATAATCAACTACGTCTTCCTGATACAGGCAACCGTCATATTCTAACTGAGCCATCATCCACTTCATCACGTCTGTAAGAGACAACTTGAGTGCGTTTGGGTTTACGGCTTTGGGTTGGTAGCAGTCAGTGATTCTTCTGGAAATCTGGCTCTTTCTTGCTTTCTTCCTGAAAACCACTGACACCAGTAATCACCAACAAAAACATCAAAGCTGTTTATGATTGGCTCCTGAATAGCCATCGCCGGGCCGCCTGAAACCAAATAAACAATGTCGCCGATTTTAAATTTAGGGGTACGTGGATTTTTTGACATAAAGCTTCCTTTTTAAGAGAGAGATACATGGCACTCACCGACAAACAAGAAATGTTCTGTCGCGAGTACCTCATCGATTTAAACGCCACGCAAGCGGCTATTCGGGCGGGGTACAGCGCTAAGACAGCTAACCGTACCGCATCCGAAAACCTGTCAAAACCTGACATCAAGTTAAGAATCGCCGAACTGAAAGCGCAACGCAATGATCTTGTTGGTATTAATGCAGAATATGTGCTTAATCGCCTTATTGAAATCGACCAGATGGATGTGCTTGACATTCTCCTGCAAAACGGTGAGCTAAAACCCATTAAAGACTGGCCTAAGGTATGGCGCACAACGCTATCAGGAATGGATGTCATGGAGATGGTATCCGCAGATAGCGCCGCACTTCTGAAGAAAATCAAATGGCCTGATAAGGTTAAAAACCTTGAGTTGCTTGGGCGTCATGTTTCTGTTCAGGCGTTTAAAGACAACGTCAAAAATGAAGTGACTGGCGCTGATGGAGGACCAGTCAGAACAGAAATTACCAACTTAACGCCGGAGCAGGCTGCAGAGGCGTATAGAAAAATGATGGGCTAAGTATGCCGTTACCATTCCCCTTCGATTTTAAACATCCTGATTACCAGATGGTTTTTGAATGGCGGATGGAACGCTTACAGCGCATTCGCCAGAATCCTGAAATATTGCCTGCACTAAAACAGTTTTACCGAACCAATCCGGCTCAGTTCATCATCGACTGGGGCATGACAACGGACCCGCGTAATATTGATTATGGCCTGCCGGTGACCATTCCGTTTTTACTCTTCCCTAAGCAGGAGGAGTGGATCCACTGGATTATGGAACGCTGGGGCAATCGGGAGAATGGTATTACCGAAAAATCCCGTGAAATGGGGCTCAGTTGGACCGCGATCGGACTGGCCTGCTCGCTTTGTCTCTTCAACAAAGAAATGGTTATCGGTTTCGGCTCCCGTAAAGAGGAATACGTCGACAGCACCGGTGACCCGAAAGCATTGTTCTGGAAGGCGCGCAAGTTCGTGGAAACACTACCTGTAGAGTTTCGCGGTTCGTGGAGCGAGAAGAAGCACGCGCCATATATGCGTGTTGAGTTTCCTGAAACTGGTGCCGTTATCAAAGGCGAGGCTGGCGATAATATTGGTCGTGGTGACCGTACCACGCTTTATCTTGTTGATGAGGCTGCATTCCTTCAGCGTCCTCTGCTGATTGATGCGGCATTGTCACAAACGACGCGTTGCCGTATTGACCTGAGTTCAGTTAATGGCATGGCGAACCCGTTCGCTCAGAAGCGTCATGGCGGGAAGATACCGGTATTCACATTCCACTGGCGGGATGATCCTCGCAAGGATGAAGAGTGGTATCGCAGGGAATGCGAGAAAATCGATAATCCGGTGGTGGTGGCACAGGAACTTGATCTGAACTACAGCGCATCAGCGGAAGGCGTCCTGATTCCATCCGAATGGGTACAGGCTGCCGTTGATGCGCATATCAAACTGGGGATCCAGCCAACAGGCAAACGACTTGGCGCGATGGATGTCGCCGACGAAGGCAGGGACAAAAATGCCTTTTCCACCCGTCATGGCTTCCTCCTGGAGAATGTGCGGGAATGGTCCGGTGTGGGCAGCGACATTTATCAGTCCGTCGAGAAGGTTTTCGGCTTTTGCGAACAGGACAACCTCGAAGAGTTTCGCTTTGACGAGGACGGGCTGGGCGCTGGCGTTCGCGGCGATGCACGCGCTATCAACGAACTGCGTAACGCTGCGCGCCGACCGTCAATACTCGCCACACCGTTTCGAGGTAGTGGCGCGGTATTTGATCCGGATGATGAAGCTGTTCGCGGGGACAACGGGCAAGCCGCACGTCTTAACAAGGACTTCTTCGCTAACGCCAAAGCCCAGAGCTGGTGGCGGTTACGTAAACTTTTTCAGAATACCTGGCGCGCCGTGGTTGAAGGTATGGCTTACAACCCGGACGAAATCATCTCAATCAGCAGTAGCATGGCACTCAAAGATAAACTCATCATCGAGCTTTCGCAGCCGACCTATTCCATTAATAGTGTGGGAAAAATCGTTATTGATAAACAGCCTGATGGAACCCGGTCGCCAAACCTTGCCGACTCGGTAATGATCAACTATGCCCCAATGAATTCAGCTCTGAACATCTGGGAGCTGCTAGGGAGACAGGCCTGATGGCACGAAACAAGCAAGCCTCTCAGCGAACGGCACAGGCCACCGCTGATGGCTATGAGAACTTTGTCGCCCGCGTAGGGATGCAGACACCTAACCAGCACTCAGCATCCACCTACCGGGCTAATTTCACCAGTCGTAACCGCATGCTGGTGGAATGGTCCTATCGTTCATCCTGGATCATCGGCGAAGCAGTCGATGCTATCCCGGATGATATGACCCGCAAAGGCATTCGCATCACTTCGGAAATTGATGCAAAAGATCGTGGCATTCTCGAATCACAACTGGATGAGTTGCAAATCTGGGATGCGCTGAATGACGTGCTGAAATGGTCGCGCCTCTACGGCGGCGCGGTGGGTTTCATCATGATTGAGGGGCAGGCACCAATGACCCCGCTGCGACCCGAAACCATCGGTAAGGGCAAGTTTAAGGGGATTCTCCCGCTCGACCGCTGGATGATTGACCCGGTACTGACCCGCCGCATTAAAGATATGGGGCCGGACCTGGGTAAACCTGAGTTTTACGATGTGGTGACCACAGCAACGGGAATTCCTGCCTGGCGCATTCATCACAGTCGACTGATTCGCTTTGATGGCGTCACGCTGCCATTTCAGCAGAAGATGACCGAGAACGAATGGGGAATGTCGGTTGTAGAGCGTATCTGGGATCGTCTTACCGCGTTCGACAGCGCTACTGTCGGCGCGGCGCAGCTGGTCTACAAAGCGCATTTGCGTACCTACAGCGTGGAGAAGCTACGCGAGCTTATCGCACTTGGTGGTCCTGCGTATGAAGCGTTGCTGAAGAATATCGACCTGATTCGACAGTTCCAGAGCAATGAAGGCATGACGCTCATGGACTCGCGGGATAAGTTTGAAACGCATCAGTACAGCTTCAGTGGTCTGGATGACATCCTATCACAGTTTGCAGAACAGATTAGTGGCGCTGTTGGTATCCCACTGGTGCGGTTGTTCGGACAGTCCCCGAAAGGATTTTCTACCGGTGATGCAGACCTTGCCAACTATTACGACCGCATCAGTTCGTTGCAGGAGAGGCGTTTACGTCTTCCGGTGCGTCGGATACTGGACATCATGCATCGTTCGGAACTTGGCAAGCCGCTCCCGGATGATTTCACGTTTGAGTTTAACCCGCTCTGGCAAATGTCTGATGTCGATCGCTCAACGGTGGCGTTAAACACCACCAACGCAATCAGTACGGCGCTGGGTGATGGTCTGATGACACTGAAAGCCGCTATGACCGATTTGCGCGAAAATTCTGACGTAACCGGCATCGGGGCATCCATTACCGACGAGGACATCGAGAATGCCGAAGATGAAGCGCCGCCCGGCATCGGCGAACCTGATGACGAACCGCAGGAACCGTCAGGCGGAAATCCGCTATCGAACCAGCCTACGCAGGATAGCGCGGGCGGTCGGAGACATCGTAAATGGTCGCTACGATGGTTCAAATGACAGTATCACGGAAATTATTGCGGCGCTGGAACGCTACAGTGAAATCATCACCCCCTGGGCGACAAAGGTCGCGGAAAACTTTACTGCGGACCTAACCCAGCAGAACGAGAAAGTTTGGCGGCAACACAGCAAGAACATCAGTCGCGAGCTCCGCAATCTTGTGGAAAGCGCTCCTGTGGGCCAGGTGATGCAATCCATCATCGCCGAACAGGTCAAGTACATCAAATCGCTCCCCCTCGAGGCGGCTGACAGGGTGTACGACATCCAGAATCGGGCGATAGAAGCTGCTGTGACCGGCGGGAGAGCGGAACATTTTGCTAAAGAAATAGCCGCATCGGGTGATATAGCAAAGTCCAGAGCTGCCCTGATTGCCCGTACTGGACTTGGACGTGCAACCGGAGCGCTGGATCAGGCGCGTGCGCTGTCAATTGGTTCGAATGGTTATATCTGGCGTACAGCCGAAGATGGCGACGTCAGGCATTCTCATCGGGAAATGGAAGGTAAATTTGTCGAATGGGGCAAACCTCCAACGCTTGACGGCATGACCGGTCACGCTGGCGAGTTCCCGAATTGTCGCTGTTATAAAGAAATCGTTTTTCCCACCTCCCAATCTTATCCCGCCTGAATCGCAGGTAACCCATGAAATATTTTTTCAATACCCGGCTGGGAGAAACCCGCTACCAGCTGGCTGACGGCTCGTTGCTGTGCAAAGACGTGCCGATAGGACGAACAGGTAAGCAGCTCTATGGTGCTGATGACCTGCCAAAACTGAAACCCGATAAGTTCGGTGAAATAGTCGTCACGCGTTCTCCTGAGCAGGTATTCCATCCGACCACGCTTGCCTCATTCGAAGGGATGAGCATCACGATTCTGCATCCTGAAGATGAAAACGGGAATGTGCGGCTGGTAAATCCCGAGAACTGGAAAGAGCTTGCTGTCGGGCACCTCCAGAATGTCCGGCGCGGGACGGGTGAGCAGTCTGATTTGATGCTGGCTGACCTTATCGTCAAAGACGAAAACGCCATTCAGCTTATCGAAGATGGCCTGCGCGAAGTGTCGTGCGGCTATGACGCGGAGTACGAGCAGACCGAGCCAGGTAAAGCTGAGCAGGTCGATATTACCGGAAACCATGTGGCTCTTGTCCCTAAAGGCAGAGCCGGAAATCGTTGTGCAATTGGAGACAGAGACACAATGGCAAATCAAAAGAAAAACTGGTGGAACCGCATGCGTGCGGCCATCAAGACAGGAGATGCCGACACCATGAACGAACTGGTGGAGTCGGCTCCCGCATCGGTTACAGGAGATGAGGGGGATTTGCCGCAGGGCGTTAATCTCAATATCAACCTGTCCCCGCAGCAACCACTACCGGACAAAGCACCAGAGATGGGTGGAGGTCCAACCGGCGACAGTGATGATGACCTCAAAACATTACTGAAAGCCCTGCTGGCTAAGCTGGAAGGAAATGCCACGGGCGATAACGATAATAAGCCTGACGATAATCCGACCGGTGACGGCGAGGACGATGAAGAGGAAACCACGATTACTGGTGACTCAGCCTGGCGTGCCGAAGTTATCGTTCCGGGTATCGATCTGAGCCGTAAGATGAAACCGACCGAGTTCAAACGCGAGGTTCTGGCTTCCGCAGATAAAAAGCTGGTTCGCCAGATCGTCGGTGATGCGGATATCCGCAAATTGCCGAAACAATCGGTCGACATGGCGTTTAATGCCGTGTCTGAGATTGCCAAAGGGCGAAACACCCGCGCCACCACCGGCGATGCACAGCGCCCAAACATGGGCATGACCAGTATCGCTTCCCTGAACAAACAAAACGCTGAATTCTGGGCAAACCGTAAAGGGTAAAAAATGAAAAATGTATTTCTGTACCGGATGCCTGTTGGCATTGCCGGGGCTGTCTCTCGCCCGCAGGACTTAACCGTCGAACCGGTGGTCCTTAAATCCGATAACGCCTTCGCTGCCTATGGGCTGGCTGGTAAATACGATGATGACGGTTTTTTCGTGCCGCTGGCAGATGGTGATACCGCAGACAAGGTGAAGGGGATCTATGTGCGCCCTTATCCGACCACTTCGCAGCCGGACATGGTTCGCCAGGTGGGGAGTGGCAAGAACTTCCCGGGCGACGCAATGAAGCGTGGCTACGTGACCGTTAATCTCGGTTCTGATTTTGATGCCAGCACCATCAAAAAAGGCGACCCGGTATACGTTGTCGTCTCCACTGATGAATCCATCAAAGTGCCGCTGGGTGGATTCATGTCCACGTCAGTCAGTGGCAAAAACGTGGTGCTGACCAACGCTGAATTCACAGGTGCCGGTGATGCTAACGGCAATGCAGAAATTTCCTGGAAGATTTAAGGAACAGACGAATGATTACTTTTGATCAGGCAACCGTTGACAGCTCTGGTGCCTTTCTCATCGGGGAGCTGGAGCGACTCGACCAGACGCTGAACCTGCCACTGGTGGGGTACACCTGGACCCGCGATATTCAGTTGCGTGAAGATGTCTCTATCGCAGATGACATTTCCAGCTGGACGAATACCAGCTTCGCCGCTGCGGGTACTGGTGCAAATCCGAATGGCAAAAACTGGGTAGGCAAAGACTCAACCGCTATTGCTGGCGTAAACGTGGATATCGGCAAATCCGGTAACCCGCTGAACCTGTGGGGGATGGAACTTGGCTGGACGGTCATAGAATTGCAGGCTGCTCAGCAGGTCGGACGCCCGATCGATACGCAGAAGTATGACGGGATGCAACTGAAATGGCAGATGGATAACGATGAACAGGTGTATGTTGGCGATTCCGCATTAAACCTGAAAGGCCTTGTTACCCTGAACGGCGTGCCTGTCAACAACGCTGCCAAAACGTGGGCAACCTCAACACCGGACGAAATCCGCGCAAGCATTAACCAGGTGCTGTCTGATGCGTGGGCCGCTTCCGGTTACTCTGTGGTTCCGCGTGATTTGCTGATCCCGCCTGAGCAGTTTGCTCTGTTGTCCAGCATCATCGTTTCATCTGCGGGTAACCAGTCCCTGTTGACGTACCTTCAGACCAACACCATCAGCTATCACCAGAACGGTGTTCCGCTGAATATCCGCGCGGTTAAATGGCTGAAAGGCCGTGGTGTGGGGAATAAGGATCGCATGGTTGCGTACACCAACGATAAAAAATACGTCCGCTACCCGCTGGTTCCGCTTCAGAGCGTGCCGGTGCAGTATCGCGGTCTGTATCAGATCGTCACTTACTACGGCAAGCTGGGTGCAGTCGAGCCAGTGTACAAAGAAACCATTTCGTACGTTGATGGCATTTAACAGCCATATGGCCCCCTGGCGGGGCCATTAAGGATGACCCGATGGCAAAAAATAATGCAGTAATACACGTACATACCCCGTTTGTGCTCACGCTTCCCGACGGTTCGCGGCGCGAGTTTGTTAAAGGCCGTCATGCTGTGGAGGAAGACGTTGCCACGCACTGGTTCACTCGTGCGCACGCGGAAGTATCCGTTGGCAAAGCCACAGACGCGCGTAACGAGGTAAAAAATGCCAAAGAATCAAAGTCTGCCAGCGGTAAGTGATTTTCGCCGCGACTTCCCGCAGTTTGCTGACCCTGCCAAATATCCCGAAGCGCAAATCCAGTTTCGTCTGAATCTGGCCGATGAACTGCTGAGCGAAAACGTCACCGGAAAAAAGTTGTTTCCGTACTTTGCCGGGTTGTTCGTTGCGCACTACATGACGCTCTGGGCGGCAGACAGCCGGGCGATGCTGGCTGGTGGTCCGGGCGGTTCAACCAATGGTGTTCAGTCCTCAAAGTCCGTGGATAAGGTAAGCGTCAGTTATGACACCAGCGCGACGCTGAATCCTGATGCAGGTTTCTGGAATAACACCCGATATGGCGCTGAATTTTATCAGTTGATCACGATGTTCGGTGCAGGCGGTCGCCAGCTATGAGTTTCAAAAGCGGTGTAACAACGAGGGTGGATAACGCTCAGGCCATTCTGGATGCGCTCAGGTCGTTAACCAAAAAAGATGTGCTGGTCGGCATCCCTTCGGAAGACAGCGAGCGGGATGATGTTCCGTTTGGTAATGCGGGCATCGGTTACCTCAACGAATACGGCTCACCGGCGCAAAACATCCCGCCACGACCTCACCTGGTCCCCGGCGTTAAATCGGTAGAAGAACAGACAGTGCCGCAGCTCAAAGCAGCGGCGCAGGCTGCGCTTGATGGTAATGCGGCGGGTGCGGAAAGAGCGCTCAACCGTGCCGGAACGCTGGCCGCTAATGGCGTCAGGCGTTACATGACCATTACCGGCTTTACGCCGCTTGCTGACAGTACTGTTGAAGCCCGGGCTCGTCGGGGGCGCAAGGGGGCAACACTGGAACTTACCCGGCGTGCTGCTGGCGAATCCCCGGGAACCGAACTGGCGAAACCATTAATTGACACCGGGCAATATCGCAGAGCGATTACCCATGTAGTGAGGGATAAAGATGCCGACTCTTGATGTAACAGATGTGCTTTTTGACCCCGATTTTTGCGACTTCAATTTGTGGGTAACACGCCGAGTGCAAACGGTTGATGAGGACGGGATCGGCAGCGACAGTGAAGTTAAAAAGCAGTTTGCCGGAGTCGTAACTGTTGATCGCTCTCTGGAAAACCGCCGTATGCAGGCAGGGCAGGTAATCAGCGGTGCAATTCTGATTGTGACGACTGAGCGACTGACGCAGGGACAGACTGGCCGTGATGCCGATATCGTGACGTATCAGGGTCGTGATTATCGTGTGACCTTCGTCGACCCGTATACAGCTTATGGGGCCGGATTCGTTCAGGCGCATTGTGAGTTGATGCTGTTTGATGGGGGAACTCCGGTTGAGCAATAACACCAGTACAGAGCGCGGATGGTTAATACCAACCAGTGGCGATCCGGATTATGACGAAGCGCTCGACAGGCTGTTAAGCCAGTGGATGCGTAACGTTTCCGGCCTGTCTGCCGGGATGGTTCGCCCGCGCTGGCAGAAAGAGCAGCCGCCACTGCTACCGGTTGAAACGAACTGGTGTGCGTTTGGGGTTATCGGATGGTCAGGTGATGACAGTCCGGCATTCACCAGACAGACCGATAATGGCTCTCAGCTCTGGCGGCATGAAACGATTGAGTGTATGGCTTCGTTTTATGGACCGGCGGGGATGGTGTATGCGTCCCGGTTTCGTGACGGTATATCTGTGCCGCAGAACAATGCAGCACTGAATGCGCTGGGGCTGTCTCTTGGTGATTACACAGGTCTGACTCCCTTCCCTGAACTTATTAATCAGCAATGGGTCCGCCGCTACGATATGACGGTGCGTCTGCGCCGGAAGGTTGTGCGCGAGTACGGTATTAAATCGCTGGTGGAAGCACCAGTCATCTTTTTCGGAGATTAAGCTATGGCACAGGGCTTGCCTGTATCAAACGTTGTTAATGTTGATGTGATCATGTCGCCGCGTGCAGCATCAGGGCGAAATTTTGGTGCATTACTCATTCTCGGCCCGTCCACAATAATTCCGGTAAGTGAGCGCATTCGCCGTTATTCTGCCGCGGAAGATATTGGAAAAGATTTTGGCGTGGAATCACCAGAATATAAGGCTGCGCAGGTGTTTTTCTCACAATCACCGAAACCTCAGGAGGTTTTTGTTGGTCGTTGGGTGAAAACGAAGGGAGACAGCGAACAGGCCACGCCTGAGACGCTGGAGCAGGCTGTGAATGCCATGCTCGATTATACTTCATGGTATGGGCTGGGGATTGCAGACGATGAAGATATTCCGGATGCAGACTGGCTGAAAGTGGCTGCGGCGATCGAATCCTCTTCTGTAAGCCGTATTCTGGCGATTACGACAAGCGATGAGAAATGCCTGCAGACTGCATCCAGCGATGATTTGGCATCAAAACTGAAAACCGCCGGATATTCACGCAGTTTTATTCAATATTCATCGGGTAATAAATACGCTGCGTTATCTGCATTTGGCCGGGCATTCACGGTTAATTTCAATGGCAGTAATACCGCGATTACGCTCAAGTTTAAGCAGGAGCCGGGTGTCGGGTATGAAACACTGACAGTCAGCCAGGCATCGGCACTTGATGCAAAAAACTGCAATGTGTTCGTGTACTACCAGAATGATACAGCTATCCTCCAGCAGGGAGTGATGGCTAACGGCGATTTCTTTGATGAACGCCACGGCCTGGACTGGTTACAGAATTATGTGCAGACCAACCTCTATAACCTGCTTTATACCAGCACCACGAAAGTTCCCCAGACTGAAGCCGGTATTACCCGACTGTTATCAAATGTTGAAAAATCACTGGATCAGGCCGTTCAGAATGGACTGATTGCTCCGGGCGTATGGAACGGGGGCGACCTTGGCCAGTTGTCATCAGGTGACACGCTGCCCAAAGGTTATTACGTATACGCCCAGCCGCTGGATGAACAGGCACAATCAGAACGTGAAGCCCGTAAGGCTCCGGTGATTCAGGCTGCAATAAAACTTGCAGGCGCGGTTCATTACGCTGACGTACAGATTAACGTTGTTCGCTAAGGGGAAGTGAATGTCTACCTATTCTTTTATGGATGTCACTGCGACGCTGACCGGGCCGACCGGTTCGATTGACCTCGGGTACGGTTCTGCAAGTTCTGAAGAGGGGATTGTGGTTGCGATGGGCGGTCCTAAAAACACCATGACCATCGGTGCTGATGGCGAAGTGATGCACAGTCTCCATGCAGATAAAAGCGGGACGATTACCGTTAACCTTCTGAAGACATCACCGACAAATAAAAAATTGTCGCTGGCGTATAACGCACAGAGCCAGTCTTCGGCCACATGGGGGAATAACGTTATTGTGATCCGAAACAAGGTCAGCGGCGACATCATCACGGCACGTAGTGTTGCGTTCCAGAAACAACCGGATAATGCCAACGCTAAAACCGGTAATACGATGCCGTGGGTGTTTGACTGCGGCAAGATTGACCAGGTTCTCGGGGAGTTTTAATACATGGAATTCGAAATCAAAGGCGTGAAATATCGCGCGGCAAAACTCAGCGTTTTTGATCAGCTGAAAGTGATCCGCAAACTTCTGCCGGTGCTGGCAGGAATGATGTCAGATTTCGGGAGCATTCGCTCCCGTTTGCCTGCTGATGGCAAAATCGACACCGTGAAATTCGAGCAGTTAAAACCGGTGTTTGAAACCATGCTCCCGCGTATCGCTGAGGAACTGTCTTCCCTGACTGAAGAAGATACCAACGCGATTATTCATCCTTGCCTGGCCGTAGTGTCACGTAAGCACATGGACGGATGGACGCCGGTATTCAACAGCGGTCAGCTGATGTTCGATGATATCGACCTGCTAACCATGCTGCAGCTGGTGGCGCGGGTGGTCGCCAATTCGCTGGGAAATTTTTTGCCTACACCCCTTACCAGCACGACGCAGAGCCTGCAACAGGGCTGACGTTTAACAGCCTGCCGGACGGGCTGTCCTACCTTCTCAATCCGGTTGACGCCGGGTTAATTCCTTATACAGCACTTAAAGATGGCTCTGTCGATTTGTATGACATTGCTCTCTTGAATGACCATCTGGCGGTAAAAGCGGATAACCAGCGGCGCATTGAGAAATGGAGAGAGGATAATGAACGCTGAAACTATTAAAGATTTCCTTGTCTCGCTTGGCTTCAGTGTGGATGATGCAGGCGCGAAAAAATTCGGTTCTGTCCTCGCCGGTACAACTACAAATGTCATCAAAATGGGGCTGGCTGTTGAAGGAGCTGCGCTGTCCGTGGTGGCCTTCACGGCCAAGATCGCCTCCGGTCTGGATAATCTCTACTGGGCGTCACAGCGCACCGGCGCGACGGTTCAGGGGATTCAGTCTATTGGCTATGCGGTTTCGCAGATTGGCGGCAGCGTGGACGCTGCGCGATCTTCTCTGGAAAGCCTCTCCCGGTTTATTCGTAACAATCCCGGTGCAGAAGGCTTTCTGAATCGCCTGGGCGTACAGACCCGTGACGCCAGCGGCAACATGCGCGACATGGCCGCTATTTTTACGGGTGTCGGACAGAAGCTCAGCAGCATGCCGTATTACCGGGCTAACCAGTATGCGCAGATGCTGGGCATTGACGAAAATACCCTCATGGCGATGCGCCGGGGTGTGGGTGATTTCTCCGGGCAGTACAGCGCAATGGCGAAAGCTATCGGCTTCAATGCTGACGAGGCGGCCAGAAGCTCCAACAAATTCATGACCTCCCTGCGCGAGTTCGGCGCGATGGCAGGTATGGCCCGTGACAAAATCGGCTCTAATCTTGCTGGTGGTCTGGCGGGTTCGCTGGACACACTGCGCCGCCACATCCTCGATAACTTCCCGCGCATCGAGCAGACCCTGACGAAAGCCATAAAAGGCATTCTGGCGCTCGGAGACATCATCGGGCGGCTGTTCTTCAGGCTAATTGAGGGAACATCCAGCCTTATCACCTGGTGGCAATCGCTGGATAAGCAAACGCGGGAGATCATCTCGCTGTTTGGCGCGCTGACGATTGCGCTGCGCATTCTGAACAGTACGTTCTGGATGTCGCCGATTGGCCTCATTACCGCGCTGGCGGCGGGGATTGCCCTTCTGTGGGAGGACTATCAGACCTGGAAGGAAGGCGGCGACAGCCTGATTGACTGGGGCAAGTGGAAGCCGGAGGTCGATGCCGCGCTGAAGATGGTTCGTGACCTGAAAGGGTCTGTTAATGAACTGGTGAAAGCGCTGGCGAAACTGCTCAATATTGACCCCAAATCATGGTCCCTGAAGTGGGATTTCAGCAACTTCATCGACCAGATGGGCGAATTCAGCAAAATGCTGAACATGATCGCCGACCTGCTCAACGCTATCAAAGATGGCCGCTGGGCTGATGCCGTCAGCATCGGCAAACAGATACTTAATCAGGGCAGCGAAAATCCGTCAGCGATGCCGATGGTTACAGACAGCGCTAACAGTACTGCCGACTGGATTAAAGAGCACTGGGGATTCGATCCCCGCAGTGTGGGCCGGACGGTACGCGGCTGGTTTGGTGATGATGAGCCGGAACAATATGCACAGGCTACGAAACGAGGAGAACGGAATAACAATCCGGGAAACCTTAATTTTGCTGGTCAGGCAGGGGCTTCTCTTGAACGCCCGGGCGGGCGATTTGCCAGATTTGAAACTGCTTTTGATGGATTACGGGCTCTTGCTCGTCAGTTAATGCTGTACGCCGGACGGGGAATAAACAGTGTGGAGAAAATTATCTCTACCTGGGCACCTGCGTCTGATAATAACAACACAACTGCGTATATCAGGGCTGTATCGCAACGACTGGGAGTGGATCCCCGGGCTGCCCTGAATATGAGCGATCCGCAAACCATGTCAGCATTGATGAGCAGCATTATCCAGCATGAAAATGGAAGAAATATCTATTCTCGAGAGCTGATTAATAAGGCTGCCATGGCGGGAATTAGTGGCAAAATGACAGAGGTTAACCAGCAAAATACTTACCACATTTACGGTGGCGGAGATCCGCACGCTGTCGGTAATGAGGTTGCACGTCGGCAACAGTCTGCAAATGCTCAGGTCATGCGAAGTAATCAGGTGAGGGTGGGTTAGTGGATATTCTCTCTACACTTTTTCATCAGCAGAGCAGAAAAATAGGAATGATTGTTCCCAGTATTGTTATTTCAGAGAAGCATACAGATATGCTTGAAATAACAGAGCATCCGGTAGAGGTCGGGGCCGCTGTCGCTGATCATGCCTATAAAAAACCGTCAGAAGTGGTGATGGAGGTTGGTTTCGCCGGTGGCGGCGCATTGCTGGATTTTGCCAGTAATCTGACGGCTACCAGCCTGCTCGGCCTGAGTCCTCAGCAGACGTATCAGGAGCTACTGGATCTGCAGGAAAGCCGTATCCCCTTCGATGTGGTAACCGGTAAACGGCTGTACAGCAACATGTTGATCCGGGCGCTGGAAGTGACGACGGACAAGACAACCGAAAACGTCCTGTCCGCCGTCCTCACCCTGAGGGAGGTCATTATCTCCCGGACACAGCAGATTACCGTCGCGGATAAAACCAACATGAAGGAAGGGGCCAGCACGTCGGCGGTACAGAACAGCGGCAACAAAACCACAAAGCCTCCAGATACTTCACTGCTGAAAAGCATTACGGGTAACGTGGCGTCATTACTGGGAGGCGGCTAATGACAATTCAGGAAATTCCGCTGACAGCGGACAACCAGCAGTTCAGCATCGTCCTGGGTGGTGTCACTTGGCAGATTAGCATCATATGGCGCGATCCTTACTGGATTATGGACCTGCAGAACGACAGAGGAGAGCCGGTAATCTCCGGTATTCCTCTCGTCACTGGCGCTGATCTGCTGGCGCAGTACGCCTGTATGGGGCTTGGTTTTAAGCTGGTGGTGGTCTGCGATGACAACACACAGGATTATCCCACGAAAACTGATCTGGGCGGTCGCAGTCATTTACTGGTATCAACGGAGTAAGCATGTCACAGAACTGGATGAGACATTTCGAGCTGCAGCTTGTGGACGGGAACGGTCAGGGAATTGAGCTAAGTGATTTCAAAGTCACCTTTACGATCGACTGGTTCAACATCAGCAGCGCGTCCCGGGTAGGGACTATCAAAATTTATAACCTCTCGGCAGATACTGTGAACCGAATTACCGGGCAGGAGTTTTCGAAAGTGCGGCTGATTGCCGGTTACGACGGTATCGCGCCGGAGGTGGCGGCAAGCGACGTCGTGACCGTGCGCGAAGTCGACGCGGCAGATGTGGGCCAGAGTGATGGCCGCAACTACGGGCTGATTTTCAGCGGAGAAATTCGCTACTCGGTCACAGGAAAAGACAGCCCTATTGATTCCTATGTCCTGATTCAGGCAGCAGATACGGATCTGGCATTTGCCACCAGTATAACCTCGCAGACGCTGGCGGCCGGTTACACGGTCGCAGATGTGAACCGTGCGCTGATGAAAGACTTTGAGGCCAAAGGCGCGACCGAAGGACTGACGCCTGAAATGCCTGCTACCGTATTCCCTCGAGGGCGGGTGCTGTTCGGCATGACACGGCATCTTATGGATAACGTGGCCGGACAATGTGGCGCAACATGGCAATTTGTGGACGGTCAGCGCCAGATGGTGGCGAATAACGAGTATGTTCACGACGCGATTGTGCTCAGCAGCGCCACCGGGCTTATCGGCATGCCGCAGCAGACCATCGGCAACGGCGTAAACGTCCGCGCTCTTATTAATCCGAACATCCGGGTTAACGGGCTCATTCAGCTGGATCAGGCTTCCGTCTATCGTACCGCGTTGTCGAACAACGATATTGCGATGGCTGGTGGTCAGATCACCGACCAGAACACGGACGGAAATATCACGCTAAGCGGCACCACAGCACAACCTGCCAGCATCGCAACGGATGGCGTTTATATTGTGCGCGGGATTATGTACACTGGCGATACAAGGGGCCAGGCGTGGTACATGGATATGATGTGCGAAGCGCGTGGCGCGGCGGATCTGTATACGCAATCGGCTTTGCAAAGGGGATGAGCAATGAGGGGGATTATTTTTCTGTTAGCTGTCTTTTCTGCGTGCAGCGCGTGGGCGGATGGCTTCACGGTTAAATGCGGTGGCTACACTATGGTTGCAAACCAGGGCGAGTTATCGACAATCAACGGTGAAAGAGTTACCTCTCAAAAAATCACCGAACTGGGTACCAATGGTTTGAAAGTAGACATGGGGCTTATGCCAGCCAAAGACGGTAACAACTACGGCTTTGAATACATTCGTCGCCCTGGTACCGAAACGCGATTCCTGAATGTGCAACTGCTGCAGAACAGCATGGATGCGCCGAAAATCATCGGTTCCTTTCCATGCAAAAAGATTGTTGATTAATCACTCGTAATTATAATGTGATACTTCTACTTTCACGATAAGGAATTTGTCGCATGTTCGGATTTGATAAATTAATAACTCCAAAAATCATCAACGTTCTGTATGGCATCACAATGTTACTTCTGGTTGTTGCCGCCATTATAACGTTTGTTAATGGGAAGGCTGCTGGCGCTTTAGTGCTTTTGTTATGTGCTGTATTTTGCCGAATATTCTTTGAGTGCATCATGGTTTCATTTAAAAACAATGAGTATCTTCGCCGAATAGCTGAAGCGTTAGAAGCAAACAAGCAGTAATGAAACTTCAATAATGAACCCGCCACCCGGCGGGTTTTTTGCTTTCTGGAGCCTACCAAATGGCAGTATCTGACCAGACCCGCAGCGGCGACCTTGCCGAAACATTCAAATCTGAACGGGAAACAACAAAGAATCAGATCCGTGTCGCCTTGCCTGGCATTATTCAGTCATTCGATCCTGATGCGGTGACGGCGGTTGTGCAGCCTGCTATCCGTTCGGTTGAAAAGGATAATGACGGCAACCGCATTACCAAAAATTACCCATTGCTGGTGGATGTTCCAGTGGTATTCCCACGTGGCGGAGGATGTACGCTAACGTTTCCGATTAAAGCCGGGGATGAGTGTCTTGTCGTTTTTGCCGATCGTTGTATTGATTTCTGGTGGCAGAGCGGCGGAATACAGGAACCGGTCGATGACAGAATGCATGATTTATCGGATGCGTTTTGTATTGTAGGCCCCCAGTCGCAGGCGAGGAAGATTAGCGGTATTAATACCAGTGCCACACAGTTGCGTAGTGACGATGGCAGCACCTATTTTGAGCTTAATCCTGATACCAGGAAAATTAAAATTGTCGCTCCGGGTGGTCTTGATGTGGTTGCCCCTCTGGCTGATTTTTCTGAGAAAGTAACCATTCATGGCCTGTTAACCTGGATGGGGGGCATGGTGGGGGCTGTTGTTTCTGGTGTGGCTTCAAAAATCACTGGTGTTGTTGAGTTTTTGGGTAGCGTGAAGGCTAACGGCAAGCCAATCGATAATACGCACACTCATGGTGGTGTTCAGCGCGGTGGAAGCAGTACCGACGGGGTAAACTGATGCGATACAGACGTGAAGACGCCGATGGCGATTACACCTTTGGCAGCGGTGATGACACCTGGCTGATTAACTCACCGGATGCCGTGGCACAGGCGGTAAAAATGCGATTCGAATTGTGGTATGGGCAATGGTTTCTCGACACCACCGAGGGGACTCCGTGGATCCAGTCCGTACTCGGTAAGCAGAAGCCGGAAACCTACAACCTGGCCGTCCGTAAGCGCATCCTCGAAACGCGGGGCGTTAAATCAATCCTCTCTTTCAATACGACGGTGGATACCACGACCCGACGTGTCATGTTTTCCGCTGAAATCGACACTCTCTATGGAATAACGACTGTTACATCGGAGGCGTAATGGCTCTGAACCTTGATTCTCTCGGTTTATCTGCAAAGGTAACCGCGGAGGGGATCGGTGCGCCTGATTATCAGACGATACTCAGCACCCTGATTAGCTATTTTCAGCAGATTTATGGCAGTGATGCCTACCTCGAACCGGACAGCAAAGACGGCCAGATGGTGGCTCTGATGGCGCTGGCGATTCATGATGCCAATAATATGGCGATAACTGTCTACAACTGTTTTTCACCGGCAACCGGCTATGGGGTTGCACTGACCAGTAACGTGAAAATAAATGGTATTTCACGTAAAGGCGCGACGAACTCTACGGTTGATTTGCTTCTTACAGGAACTGCCGGAACAACCATCATTAATGGCAGCGTGAAAGACAGTAATAATGTGATATGGCGTTTGCCTGCTTCAGTGGTGGTCGGCGTGGATGGTACAGTGATGGTGACCGCAATATGTTCCGTCAGTGGTGCAGTGGCGGCGCTGGCTGGAACTATCACTGAAATTAATACACCAACCCGTGGCTGGGTTTCGGTAACCAATCCTGCTGCAGCCACTGTGGGCACTCCGGCAGAAACTGATGCGGAGTTACGTATCCGTCAGTCGCAAAGTGTTGCGTTGCCATCAATAACCCCATTTGAAGCACTGGATGGTGCTGTTTCTAATGTTGCCGGTGTAACCCGCCACAAACTCTATGAAAACGATACTGGTTCGGAGGACGGTAACGGGTTACCGCCACACTCTGTTGCTGTAATTGTGGATGGCGGTGATGTGACGGATATTGCTCAGGCTATCAGAGGGAATAAAGGCCAGGGGACATCCACTCACGGTACAACATCCGTTACGGTTCCGGATAAATACGGCAATCCCCATGTAATCAAATTCTCGCGCTCTAGTGATGTGCCTGTTTATGCCCGGATTAAATTAAAAGTTTTTACGGGTTATACCTCACAGATAGGGCAGCAGATCCAGCAGGCTATTTCCGACTATATCAATAGTCTGATGATTGGTGATTCGGTCCTTTTAAGTCGCATTTACTCACCGGCGAATCTTGGTGTGGTGAGTGGCGGGAATGCACGCTATTACGATATTCAGGAACTGACGATTGGGAAATCCCCGGGGGCTTTGTCGTCATCAAACATTGATATCAGATACAACGAATCTGCGTCCTGTACACCGGAAAATATCGTTATAACGGTGGAGTCATGAGCAAATATACCGAACTAATCACGAACTACCACGCCACCAAACCTAAATTTCTTGCACATGTTGATCTGATGACCCGGCCGCTTATTGATGTTGCGGCGGCCACCAGAGGGCTGATTACTGCATTTGATATTGACTCTGCGGTTGGTGTGCAACTTGACATTCTGGGATTGTGGATCGGACGTAGCCGTGTTGTCAGCCAGCCTATCTCAGGTGTCTATTTCAGCTGGGATACCGACGGGCTTGGATATGATCAGGGTGTATGGCAGGGGCCATACGATCCTGATTCCGGATACATGTACCTCAGCGATGAAACTTATCGTGTCATCCTTAAAGCGAAGATTGCGATTAATAACTGGGACGGACGGAATGATTCGCTTCCAGCAATTCTTGACGCTGCAACAGCAGGATCCGGGCTGCGAATGCAGATAGTCGATAACCAGGACATGACGATATCGGTCTGGGTCTTTCCTGATACTGATATTTCAGATGTATCGCGTGAGTTAATTGCGGCAATTAAACAGGGGTATCTAACAGTAAAAGCCGCCGGGGTATGGGCGGGGGGCATTGAAACACCTTCGGTGGAAACTCCATCGGAAGGCTCTAAATTTTTTGGTTTTGATATGGATAACGAATTCATCAGTGGTTTTGATGTAGGGGCATGGGGAGTATTACTCTGATGGCGAAAAATGACTTTAAAGCGTTTGCAACTGATCGAAATGCCAATGTTATGTCGCAGGAGGAATGGGAAACGTTGCCTGCGCTTATATCCGGATTTACAGCAGGGAAAGCATCCAGTGCGCAAGTCAATAAGGTTATTCGGCAGGCCAGCTTTATTGCTGCAGCTCTGGCCCAGTTTGTAAGTGATAAAACGCAACGGGATGTGCTTGATAATGGTGATCTGCCCGGTTTTGTTGAATTGCTGGAATCGGGGTTTGCTGTTGAATACCTGAGCCGCAAGAATCCGTTTGGCGATATCAAATCGGATGGCACTGTGCGAACGGCTCTCGAAAACCTTGGTTTGGGAGAAGGCTCTGCATTACCTGTTGGTGTCCCTGTTCCGTGGCCTTCAGCCACTCCGCCAACAGGCTGGCTGAAATGCAACGGTGCGGCTTTTTCTGCTGAAGAATACCCGGAACTGGCAAAGGCTTACCCGACAAATAAATTGCCTGATTTACGTGGTGAGTTCATTCGTGGCTGGGATGACGGAAGAGGAATAGATACTAACCGTAGCTTGCTTTCATCACAGGGCGATGCCATTCGAAATATAATTGGTGCATTAGTGGATGTCAGGTTTAATACCTACCCTTCTGATTCTGGCGTTTTTACAACCAGCGTCATCGGAGATGCTTCATCTGATTCAATTAAAGGTGGTTATGCAAAGCGAGTAACATTTGATGCTTCCAGAGTTGTTCCAACTGCAAACGAAAACCGTCCTCGAAACATTGCCTTTAATTATATCGTGAGGGCTGCATAATGGATTACGCTGTATTAAATAACGAATTTATCGCCACCCAGGCAGGAAATATTACGGTTTATAACTATGATGGTGAAACACGAGAATATATTTTCACATCAACTGAATATCTTGCTGTGGGTGTCGGCATTCCGGCATGTTCCTGTTTAGATGCTCCTGGCTCATACAAAACTGGTTATGCAATCTGCCGTTCTGCAGATTTTAACTCATGGGAATATGTGCCAGACCATCGTGGTGAAATCGTCTTTAGCACAGAAACAGGAGAATCAAAAGAAATCAAAGCTCCGGGTGATTACCCTGAAAATACAACCACTATCGCCCCTTTATCTCCATACGATAAATGGGATGGTGAGAAATGGGTGACCGATACTGAGGCACAGCATAGCGCCGCAGTAGACGCGGCAGAAGCACAGCGCCAGTCACTGATTGATGCTGCAATGGCTTCCATCAGTCTGATTCAGCTGAAATTGCAGGCCGGGCGGAAGTTGACGCAGGCAGAAACCACCCGACTTAACGCCGTGCTGGATTACATTGACGCGGTGACGGCAACAGATACCAGCACCGCGCCGGATGTCATCTGGCCTGAACTGCCGGATGCGTAGGCCATTCAATATCTGGAGCACTGGAGGTATCAACCAGTTCCAGTGCGTCCAGATAATCCAGCCACAAATTATATTGCGCCAGTTCGTCACCTTTCAGACGACCAATAGCGGCTTTACCAGGCCATTGTTTACTGTTCATGTATTCGTTGGCCTGGTTAATTAGTAGCTGTCTTTCTGATTCAGTAATTTCAATAAGTTCTTCATGCGTGGGTGGAGGAATATCTGCCCACGCAGGCAGCCCATCATCTCCGGCAATACGGATTTCTCCTTGTGGCGGTTCAGCCATAAACTCACTGATAATATTTTGATTTACTTCCTTAGCGTCTGATAAATCCCATCCCTCTGATTTATATTTATCAATCATATCCACAGGGAAAAAAGCATTATGCCTTGCGCTATAAACATATTCGTTCATATAAATCACCCTGAATAAAATTACTCACCAACAGCCCACCAACTGTAATTCATCGATACCGTGTCGCTGGTTGATGACGTTCTGTAAGCAGAATTAAAGCCGGTTAACGTTGGGCCTTCTGCGGTCATCATGAATCCCCGCCCAGCGCCTAAAGGCGCACCGCCATCACCAGAATGAGTAAGCATGGCGCAGTCCGCTTTTTTGGGGAAAGGGATGCTGAATGTAATTCTCATTGTTTGCGTCGATAATGTCGGCGTAACCGCACCACGACCATATTGCAGGATTTTCCCGTTGGGTAATTTCATCCATCCATCACCACTGGCAAAAGAGGCCATGTCCGGTATCTGATTTTCCCCTGTTCCCACATCCCGTTTTGCCGCTTCTCCCAAACCAACGTTTATGAAAATGCAGAGATAATGGCTAACTGGCATCATCCCAGGTTTTTATTCAGGGGAGTGATCATGCTTATTGGCTATGTACGCGTGTCAACAAATGACCAGAACACAGATCTACAACGTAATGCACTGAACTGTGCAGGATGCGAGCTGATTTTTGAAGACAAGATAAGTAGTGCTATGGGGGTTAGGCATTATAATTGGTTGTTAAAAATCAATAAGTTTTGTATTGTTGTGATGATATTACCATCATGTTACAAGGTGTGGATTTTGGCGAAGTTACTATATGTAAAACCTATAACGATAAAAAAAGCAAATGAATTTGTTTCTATTTATCATCGACACCATCGACCAACGTCAAGGAATTCGGGCAGATGGGCTATAGCTGCCTACCACATAGATTCTGATGAATTGGTTGGTGTAGCGATAGTTGGAAATCCCGTATCTGCAACGTACATGGATGGTGTGACGGCAGAGATTACACGATTATGTGTCAGTGACAAATCTCCAAAAGGAACTTGCTCCTTTCTGATTAGTAGATGTAGCACAATCTGGAAAATGATGGGAGGAGAAAAAATTATTACCTATACTCTAAGCAGTGAAACAGGCGCATCTTTAAAAGGTGCTGGGTGGCAGTTAGTTGGGACTGTACATCCTCATAATCGTTGGGCCGATAAAGCAAAGCAGGATGGAATAATTAGGGATAATTTAGAAATATATAAACTGAAGAAATTTCGTTGGGAATGTTTACTCGGGGAGGTTCTAATATGAGAGTTATGGCAGCGTTTAGCTCTGATTCCAGAGAACAATATAAAGCTGATATATTCAAGGTGTTAAGTTTGCCAAAAGGTGATGTCATTCATTTTAGATACAAAAAGAAATATGTTGAGGCTTGCATTTATCAACAACGGCAAGCGATAGTTGGTAGTGATGTATTCATTTATTTTTCGCAAGGAAATACAATGAATGAAAATAAAAAATTGATCCATAAATCAATTAGGAAGGCGAAAATAATTTCGTTTGACTGGAGTGATATGACCGAACTTTATCATGTTCGGATGATTCTTGGGGATTTTATTAATGCTGAAATTTGTAATCAGGGAGATGATGGGCTTTTCTTAAAATATATAGAGTGTAATGATTCTGATTATTATAGCAACTGGAAAAGTAGGGTGGAAGAAGTTAGGTGCGCATTTCCTGATATGATGTTTTTTTCTATTGATGGTATCCTTGACTCTCTAGGAAGAAGGGTTATTCCGAAATACAACCCTCAAAGTAAAGGGTGTTTCTATGAAGTATATCATGGTGATAGGTACACTATAAATATAAAAGTAGCGAATCTTGATGGAGCTTCTAAAAAATTACTTATAAATTGTAGTCCTGATGATGTTGTGATTGCACATTGTAATCCTATAGAATCATCTGTTGATTATGATGATATTTATATTCCACTTAATATCAAAACGTTGCCTTTTTTTAAACACTCAAACTTTTTATCATATAAAGTAATTAATGTAGAAAGTGACAGCACTAGTGGGAGTTCTAATGGTGAAATTAAAGGGAATGGGGTGGGTAAAAATGTTGACTTTGATATGTATACAGTGGCACAAGAACTATGTCTGAGACTTAATTTAAAAAGTGCTATTATGTTTGGATTGTTATGTTTGATGGCTTTTTTGGCAATGGTATTCGTTAGTGATAAAAATACAATGATTGTTTGGCCCTATATTAAAATAGGCATGTCGGCTATTTTAATATTTATATCAACCACAGGTTTGTTTTATTTCTTTAACAAAAAATAGCCGGTGTTTCCGGCTTTAGAAAGATTTATTTTTTATAGCTATAATTGTTAAATTAATTGCTTCTTTATATAAAGTGATTTATTAAATAAACCTCCTGTCTTAGATAACTTCAATAGTACGGGTATTGAACGATTTCCAGCCGTTACCGATTTTACTATGTTTTTAGTAGAACAATTAGACAAAACTGAGACACACAAATCTTTGCACTGGATTGCAAGGATTTATGTCATTCGATAGTTAAGGTGGGTCACTCTACCTTCTCATCAAGCCAGTCCGCCCACCATTGCATCATTTCTCTGCGCTTATCGAGATACTGAGCATGGTTGTAAATCCCGCGCACAGATCCGCCGTTGGCATGTGCTAGTTGCACCTCAATCGCGTCAGCAGGCCATTCGTGCTCGTTCATAATCGTGCTGAATTCATGCCTGAATCCGTGACCGCTTTCCAGACCTTCATAGCCGATTTGTTTGATCACAAGCAATACCGCGTTCTCGCAGATTGGCTTCTTCTTATCGTTGCGTCCGGCAAAAACAAACTCTGATACTGGTTTAGTGATGGAGCTTAGCGTAGTGAGAAGTTCAACCACCTGGTCCGACATCGGAACCACATGAATCTTGCGTCCCTTCATCACATTGGCGTCGATGGTGATAATCCTGTTTTCAAAATCGACGTTCTTCCATAGCATGGAACGAAGCTCTTTTGTTCTGAGGGCTGTGTAGCGTAAAACTTTGGTCGCAATGAGCGATACGATACTTCCTGAAAATGTTGCCAGTGCTTTGTTGAATGCCGGGATCTGGTCGGCAGGTAAAAACGGGAAGTTCTTCTTGCGGTATCCTTTCATGGCGTCTGCAAGGTCAGGTGCCGGGTTATATTTAGCCCTTCCGGTGACAATAGCGTAACGGAAAACCTCGCCGCATCTTCTACGTGCTTTGTTGGCTCGCTCCATTGCACCGCGATCTTCAAATCTGCGGATTACTTCCAGCAGTTGCATCGGCTCAATATCCTGAATTTCAAGGCCGCCGATGATGGGTAAAATGTCGTCATCAAACATTTTTGCAAGTTCAGTCGCATACCCTACTGACCAGACTTGCTTCTTGTGTTCGTACCATTCCTTGTAAATTGCACTAAAGGAATTGTTGTTAGACGAAGCCTTTTTCGCCTTTACCGGATCGATGCCAACCGAGATGTCTTTCCTCGCAGTCCATGCTTTATCCCTTGCCTCCTGCAAAGTCATAAGCGGATATTTTCCGACAGTCAGGATTTTCTCCTTACCGTCAATCTTGTAGCGAAGCTGCCATACCTTTTTCCCTGACACAGGGACATAAAGGTACAGGCCATTACCATCGAGTAGGCGGTATGGTTTTTCTTTCGGCTTTGCTGCTTCAATCTGCTTAACGGTGAGCAT